TTGGAGGAAAAGAAGGGGTCGCTGAAACAGCGGATCCGCCGGGGACAGATCAGGCGGGAGGATGTTACCCGGCGGCTGGCGGAGCTGGCCTTCGGGCAGCCCAATGACTGTGTGCGGCTGGCGCTGGAGGAGGTCCCGGATCTGAAGGGATTGGACCTGAGCCTGCTCAGTGAGATCAAGCGGAGTGAAAAGGGAATGGTGGAGATCAAGCTGATCGATCGGCTGAAGGCGCTGGAGCAGCTGGCGGAATCCGCCGGGGATGACAGTGACCAGGTGGAGGCTTTTCTGAAGGCCCTTCAGGCTGACGGAGAAGAGGAGAAGCAGTGAACTACAGCCGGTTCTCTCAAAAGCAGAAGAGGGCCATGAACTGGTGGATGCCCGGCGGAAAAGACGAGGGGTATGAAGCCATCGTCTGCGACGGGGCGGTCCGGTCTGGGAAGACTCTGGCCATGGGGCTGGGGTTCTTTCTGTGGGCCATGTGCAGTTTTGACGGGAAGCGGTTCGCCCTCTGCGGCAAGACCATCGCGGCACTGAGGAGAAATGTTCTGGCGGAGGTACTGCCCAGGTTGGAAGGTCTGGGGGCAGTCTGGCGGGAAAAGAGGACGGAAAATCTGGTGCGGGTCCGGTTCGCCGGACACAGCAACGAATTTTACATCTTCGGCGGGCGGGATGAGTCCTCGGCAGGACTGATCCAGGGTATGACACTGGCGGGGGTGCTGCTGGATGAGGTGGTGCTGATGCCGAAGTCCTTCGTGGAGCAGGCCTGCGCCAGATGCTCGGTGACGGGGAGCCGGATGTGGTTCAACTGCAACCCGGCAGGACCCAATCACTGGTTCTACCGGCAGTGGATCCTGGAAGCGGAGGAACGGAACTGCCTGCATCTGCATTTTACCATGGAGGACAATCCCTCCCTGACGGAACAGATCCGGCAGCGGTACGAGCGGCTTTACTCAGGGGTGTTCTACCGGCGGTATGTGTTGGGACAATGGGCCCAGGCGGAGGGACGGGTATACGATTTCTTCGGGCCGGAAATGGTGAAGCCGGTGCCGGAGGGTCATTTCGAGAAGTGGTATGTTTCCTGTGACTACGGGACGGTGAATCCCACAAGTATGGGGCTGTGGGGGCTTCAGAAGGGAGTCTGGTACCGGGTCAAGGAGTTCTACTTCAACTCCCGGGAGCAGATGCGGCAGATGACGGATGAGGAGTACGCTGGGGCGCTGGAGGAACTGGCGGCTGGGCGGAGAATCACGGCGGTGATCGTGGACCCTTCGGCGGCCAGCTTTATTCAGGTCCTCAAAAGAAGAGGGTGGAAAGTCAGACCGGCGAAAAATGAGGTGCTGTCGGGGATCAGGGCCACGGCACAGAAGCTGAAGGATGGGAAGATCGTGATCTGTGACGGGTGCGTCAACTGTCTGAGGGAGATGGAGGAGTATGTCTGGGACCTGCGGGACGGGAGCCGGGAACGGGTCAGGAAAGAACATGACCATGCCATGGATGATATGCGGTATTTCGTAGCTACGGCGCTCAGCGGCGGTTCCGACGGATTCGTGGTGGGCAGCGTGGAGCGGAAAGCATGAGACTTTGGAAAACTGGAATTTTGAAGGAGTGATTTCGTGAAACGAAAAAAGGAAGCCCCTGCGGTGGCGGCAAACTGCCAGATCCGCAGCGGCAGCAGTCATCCCTTTGGGATGCTGAGGGGGTACATGCCCCTGGGCGGCCAGGAGGAACGGATCTACCGACAGGTTCGGGAAGCGGTACCGGTCCTGGATGCCGCGGTGGGAAAGCTGGTACGGCTGACCAGCGGGTTTGATGTGGTCTGTTCCCGGCCAGAGAATGAGCGGAAGCTGCGGCAGTTTCTGAAAACAGTGAACTGTGGCAGAGGTCAGGTGGGGATCGACAGTTTCCTGACGGCCTATCTGGACAGTCTGCTGACCTGCGGCAGAGCGGTGGGAGAAATGGTGGTCACCGGCGGCCGGCTGGGGGCGGTATGCTGGGGCGATGTGACCCGGCTCCAGATCCGGGAGGGGGACAGCCCTCTGGATGTCCAGATCTGCGGGGCCGACGATCAGGGGAGGATCCAGCCCCTGCCTTATCAGAATCTGCTGCTGTTTACCACCCTGCATCCGGAGCCTGAGAATCCCTACGGGGTCAGCATTTTCAGAGGGATGCCCTTTCTGGCGGACATTCTCATGAAGATCTACAACACTGTGGGAGTCAACTGGGAGCGGGCAGGAAATGTCCGCTACAGTGTGATCTGCAAGCCCGGTGAGAATCTGGACGCGGTGTCTGCCCAGGAGCGGGGGAATCAGATCGCCGGGGAATGGGCCAGAGCTATGGAAGACGGAAAAAACGGAACCGTCCGGGATTTCGTGGCGGTGGGCGATGTTCAGATCAAGGTGATCGGCAGTGAAGGGCCTATCCTGGATTCCGAAGTGCCGGTGCGGCAGATCCTGGAGCAGTTGATCGCCAAGACGGGGCTACCGCCCTTCCTGCTGGGTTTCAGCTGGAGTACCACGGAGCGGATGAGCGCTCAGCAGGCGGATCTGCTGACCAGTGAGCTGTGGGCTCTGCGGCGGACCGTGGAACCTGCCCTGGAGAAGATCTGCGGGACTTATCTGGCGTTGGAGGGACTGGATCCCAGAGTGGAGATCCGGTGGGATGACATCAGCCTGCAGGATATGACGGAGCAGGCCAAGGCGGATCTGTACCGGGCGCAGGCGGAGAAGTACCGGAAGGATGCCGGGATGAATTAAGGAGGATGAACCATGGAAATCAGAAAGGAAACCCAGGCGGTGGGCGGCGGTGTACCCACGGCGGAACAGCTGGCGGCCATCAACACCCTGGCTAAGGCACAGTTGACAGAGGATCAGGTGTATGTCTTCTCACTGCGGCTGTGCGACGATCAGGTAGATCGGGACAATGAGCGGTTTGACACCCAGGCACTGCCGGCCCTGGCGAAGATGTTTATCGGAAAGAGCGGTATCTGCGACCACAAGTGGTCTGCCAAATCTCAGATCGCACGGATCTTTGCCGCGGAGGTGGCAGAGGAAAACGGCGTCAGCTTCATCAAGGCCTGGGCATACATCCGCCGGGGCGGTGAGGGTGACGAATGGATCGCCGACATTGAGGCGGGGATCAAAAAGGAGGTGTCCGTGGGCTGCGCCATGGGATCCAGTATCTGCTCTGTCTGCGGACTGGAATACGGCAGCTGCGGCCATCAAAAAGGTGGCATCTACGACGGGCAGGTCTGCTGCGCCATCCTGAAGGATCCCGTGGATGCTTATGAATTTTCCTTCGTGGCGGTACCGGCTCAGCCCAATGCGGGAGTGCTGAAGGGTATGAAAATGGGCCGGGTGGCGCTGAAGGAGCTGGCAGAGGAATTCGGCGCGCAGGAGGAATACCGGTGCCTGTTCAAAATGGCGGAGCTGGGCAAGGCATACGCCAGACAGCTGGAGGATGAGACGGTCCGGCTGTGCCTGATGCTGGATCTGGGAATTGAGGAACCGGTGCTTCGCAGTGCCATGGGTAAACTGGCACCCGAGGAATTGATGCAGCTGCGCAAGGCGCTGGAGGAACGGGCTGCAAGACAGTATCCCATCCGGACCCAGCTGGGCAGCGGGAACGTTGTGGAGACCCTGGACAGTGAGTATCTGATCTGAAGGGGCGGACATTGATTTGAGTTTTACCGGGGAACCGGAAAACAATATTAATATGGAGGACGAAAAAATGAAAGTATCTTTTGAGGAGATCGGCTACATGAGTGCCACTTTCGCCGCTGAAAGAGGCGAAGCCGGTCAGGTGTGCAAGATGGCGGGCAACGGAAGGGTAGCGCCCTGCGCGGACGGTGACGCGTTTATCGGTGTCCTGGAGGGTATCCGCAGGGGTTGCGCGGGGGTGCAGATCCACGGCTTTGTGAAGGTCAGCTACACCGGAAGCGCACCTTCCGCAGGCTACATCAAACTTGTTGCCAACGGAAACGGCGGTGTCAAAGTTGGCGGCACCAAAGACTATCTGGTAGTTGGCGTGGACAGCAACAACATGACCCTGACCATCGAACTGTAAGGAGGAAATGAAAATGGCTTTCGATAATCTGAGACTGGAAAAAGGAATGTACCGCCAGGAGGGCATGAATTTTACACAGGTGCTGGAGTCTCTGGATCCCAGTGAGAATTACCGGGGCACCGCCCTGGAAAACACGGATGCCTTCCAGCGTCAGCTGAAGCGCTTTGGCATTAAGGTCAAGGGCGCCGGCTCCTCCACTGTGGAGAAGTTCTTCCGCACCATGGATTCCGCGGTGCTGTTCCCTGAGTACATCGCCCGGACCGTCCGGGCCGGTATGGAGGAGAACGATATCCTGCCTGCCATCACCGCCACCACCACCGTCATCGACGCCATGGACTACCGTTCCATTTATTCTGAGGCGGATGATGATGCTTTGGGGCTGAGATCTCTGGCTGAGGGTGCGGCTATTCCCGCCACCAAGGTCAAAACCAAGGAACATCTGATCAGCCTGACCAAGCGGGGCCGGATGCTGGTGGCCAGCTATGAGGCTGTCCGTTTCCAGAAGCTGGATCTGTTCGGCGTCATGCTGCGCCAGATCGGCAGCTACATCCAGAAGATGCAGCTGGCGGACGCTGTGGATGTGCTGGTCAACGGTGACGGCAATGACAATCCCGCTGTCGTCTATGAGGCGGGGGAGGATCCCATTTCCGGCAGCGCCGGCAATCTGAGCTACGATCAGCTGGTGGAGTTCTGGGGCCAGTTCGATCCCTATACCATGAACGGCATGCTCTGCAACAGCGCCATGATGACCAGGATGCTGAAGATCCCTGAACTGCAGAATCCCCTGACCGGTCTGAATTTCCAGGGTACCGGCAAGCTGGCAACGCCCCTGGGAGCTCAGCTTCACCGCACAGGCTGCGTGGATGACGGCATGATCGTTGGCATCGACAGCCGCTACGCGCTGGAACTGGTGAGGGCAGGAGATGTGCTGGTGGAGTATGATAAGCTCATCGACCGCCAGCTGGAGCGGGCTGCCATTACCTCCATTTCCGGATTTGGCAAGATCTGCGACGGCGCTGTGAAAGTGCTGTATGTATGAATCTGACGGAGAAGATTTTCGCCCAAACGCTGCTGATGGCAGGGGAGCTTGAGACAGAACAGGAGGTTCTGCTCAGGACATTGTGCAGGGCAGCGGAGGTGGCTCTGGCGGCCTTGCTGCGGAAGGATATCGCCCCTGAGGAATGCGAGGAGGATTTTGTGGCGGCTGCCAGTCTGTACGCGCTGGCATCGCTGACCGAAAGCCGGGAGCAGACGGAAGGATTCACCGTGGGTGATGTTACGGTGCGCAAAGGAAAGCCGGGGGCCGCGGCGGAGTGCCTGCGGCTCCAGGCGCAGATGGTGATGAAGCCCTATCTGCAGGACGGCTTTGCCTTTATTGGAGTGTGAATGATGAAGCGAATGCTTGATAAAATCCTGAAGGGCTACGGCAGAGAGATTACGCTCTGCCGGGCCGGGGAGGAGATTGCCGTTTATGGCTTTTTTCAGCCCGATACCGGGAGAACGGACCGCCTGAGCGATGTTCAGGCGGGACCTCTGGGACGGGAAGACCGGATGCGGTATTCCTACTACGGTCCGGCGGAGTATCCCGTGGAGGATGGGGATGAGCTGGTGGCAGACGGGAAGAGCTATCTGGTCAGAAGTGGTCAGGTGCAGTATGCCGGCGAAACGCCGGTATACTGCTGGGGACTTTGCGTGGAGAAAGGTGGTGAGGATCTGTGGGGATCGAATGGCTAGAAACGGTGTGCGGGATTCTGAACCGTGCTGGGATCCCGGCCGGTGAGGCATACCCGGCCGGCCGGATGGGGAATATCACGGAGCCGGTAGCCTGTGTCAGCCTGGAAGGCGTGGAGCCGTCTGAAGGGAAGATCCTGGTGGAGGCGCGGATCCTGAGTCCAAGAGAACTGGGGGCATGGAGATGTCAGGAGGCGGCGGTCCAGGCAATGTCCGCACTGGAAACGGAGGGGGTCGGTTGCCGGGTGGGGAAATGTCAGCACCTTGCCGGAAGTGACTGCTATGCGGTGACCGTCTCAGCGACGGTGATCCCGGATCCTCAGGAAGAGCCGATTCCTTCCGGAAGCAGCTGGAGCATCCGGATGGATGGTGTGGTTCTGTCGGGGATTGTGGATTTTTCGGCGGAGCAGGACCGGGGGCGACGTCTGGTGGGGGCGGTATCCCGGGCAACACCGGTGGCGGTTACTCCCGGAAAGGGTGGATGGAGTATTCGCCTGGTTCAGAAGATCGGCAGCGGTGTGGCGGAAGCGGAGCCACTGGAGGAACCCTTTGTGCTGACGGTGACCCAGGACGGTGTGACGGAAGTATATTCCGGATGTTACTGGAATCATATCCAGCGGAGCCATGGGAATGACGGCCTGAAGGTGGTCCGGAAGGGCTTCGCGCTGGCACAGGAGGTGACACAGGATGGCTAATCTGAAGTTCAGAATGTTTACCTGGCCGGAAGATCCGGAGATCTACAGCGTCCGGGCGGTGATGTCGCCTCTGTATACCATCGCCGATGACGGGACCATCAGCTATCAGGGAATGGGACCGCTGTGCCGGGTGATCAGCGGCAGCGGTGTCTTCCAGGGGAGTAAAGCAGTGTCGAATTTCAATGCCCTGTCGGTAATCATGGCCACCGGTCAGGTTGGAGAACTGATCCACCCTCAGTGGGGAACCATGAGCGTGTATCTTACGGAACTGAAGATGCAGCAGGAAAGCCGGGAGGATTACATTGCGTATTCCTTTGTCTTCCGGGAAGCTGACGAGTCCGGCAGTATTCCGAAACTGCCGGAGCAGGAATAAGAAAATGCCCGCCGATGGCGGGCATTTTTAAGGTTATCAGAACTGGGTGGGCTTGATGTGCCAGATCTCTTCAGCGTACTGACGGATGGTACGGTCGGAGGAGAACTTGGCGGCGGAGGCGACATTCATCAGGCACTTGCGGCCGAAGGTCAGACGGTCGGCGTACTCGCGGTTGGCCCGGAGCTTGGTGTCGATATAGCTGGGGTAATCCAGCATGACGTAGTACTGATCGGAGGAGGGACCCCAGTTGATCAGCTTGTCGTAGACCTCGCGGATGCCGTCGTCGGTCTCCACGGTGCCGTTGATCATGGTATCCACAGCACGGCGCAGGTCGGGATTGGCATCGTAGAAGTTCTTGGCGAAGTAGTTGCCCTTGATGGCGTTGATCTCATCGACGGTCTTGCCGAAGATGAACTCATTTTCGTGACCGGCTTCCTGAGCGATCTCCACGTTTGCACCGTCCAGAGTACCCAGAGTCACAGCACCGTTGAGCATCAGCTTCATGTTGCCGGTGCCGGAGGCCTCCAGGCCGGCGGGGGAGATCTGCTCGGAGATATCGGCGGCGGGGATAATATGCTCGGCGTAGGAGCAGTTATAGTTGTGGACGAAGCAGACACGCATCTTGCTGTTGACGGCGGGATCGTTGTTGATCAGCTTGGCGATGCGGTTGATATAGCGGATGACGCTCTTGGCGTCCTCGTAGCCGGGGGCAGCCTTGGCACCGAAGATGAAGCAGGTGGGGTAGAAGTCAGGCAGACGGCCTTCCTTCAGGCGGAAGTAGATGTCCATGATGGAGATGGCATTCATCAGCTGGCGCTTGTACATATGCAGACGCTTGACCTGAACATCGAACATGAAGTCGGGATTCAGCTGGATGCCCTCGTTCTTGGCGATGACGGCGCACAGCTGTTCCTTCTTCAGGTGCTTGATGTAGTTGAAGCGGCCCACCAGCTCGTCGTCGATCATGGGCTTCAAAGCGGCGATCTCGTCCAGGTTCTTCAGGAAGCCGGGGCCCACCTTGTCCTCCACCATGGAGACCAGTTCGGGGTTGCACAGACCGAACCAGCGGCGGGGAGTGATGCCGTTGGTCTTGTTCTGGAAGCGCTCGGGGAAGACCTTGTACCACTTGTTGAACACGTCGTCGGTCAGGATCTTGGAGTGGATCTCAGCAACGCCGTTGACATAGGAGCCGACGTAGATGCTCAGGTTGGCCATGTGGACGATATCGTCCTGGATGATCCACAGACCGGTGCCGGGCATTTCGGTGCGCAGCTTGTGGTCAATCTTGCAGATCACGTCGGCGATATCGGGCACCACGGAACGCAGCAGATGCAGGGGCCACTTTTCCAGAGCCTCGCCCAGAACGGTGTGATTGGTGTAGGAGAAGGTCTTCTGCGCAATGGCGAAGGCCTGCTCGAAGGACATGCCCTCCAGCATCAGCAGACGGATCAGCTCAGGGATGGACATGGCGGGGTGGGTGTCGTTCAGCTGGACAGCGGTGTACTTGCTGAAGTCGTTCAGATCGGCATGGTTCAGCTTGAACACACGGAGCATATCCTGCAGGGAAGCGGAGGACAGGACGTACTGCTGCTTGATACGCAGACGCTTGCCTTTGTCATTGGA